CGCGTAGCTTGTCAGCTGGTGTGTCGCCTTGACCACGGCGGCTGCTTCCTCGCCATACGCCAGGATCAGCCACTTCTCGGCATCGATCTGGCCTCGGCTATGCGCGACCATCATGTCGGCGACCATGCGCCGCACAGGTGCCATCTTCCGGGCCTCATCGCCGCCCTTAGGACTTGCCGGCACTGTGGCCAGCGTGCCTTCCGGCGTCTGGCGCGGCGTTGCCGACCTGGCCGCGACCGTCTCGGCCTCCTCCGCCCGCTTGAGCTCCTCGGCGAGGTCGGCGGCCTCGGCGCGCGCATCGTCGTAAGCCTTGCTCGCTGCAGCGGCCTTGACCTCGGCAGCCGGCTTGTCAGGCTCGGCCGCGGTGCGGGCTGCCGCCCTGGTCTCGGCGATGGCGCTGCTGGCAGCCTTCATCGCCTCCACGGCCAGGCCAAGCGCCTGGCGGATCTCCGGCACGGTCTTCATTCAAGGTCTCCATTTCGACATAGAAAGGGCCGCCGCGGGATGCGGTCGGCCTCGTGCTCCCTGCTCAGCGGAACGTCAGTGCCGGCGGTCAGCCGGCGGCGATTTCAAGCCACCTGATCTCCAGCGCGCGGATCTCGCCGGCGCGTTGCTCATCGACAGTGAAAGTATCGACGACGGCGCTATCCGGCATCGGCTGAGGCTCGTGATGCGCCGAGAAGACTCCGCCGACCGACCGCTCGATGATGAGCGCGTCCGGATTTGCCGGAACCGACACGATGCTGAATTCGATCATCTCGCTTGCCGAGTACCGGCGCCCACCCCAGGGATCCTTGTCGTTCAGGTCCGACCATTCCCTGGGGATGAAGCCGATGCTGACCGCATTGAGGACGCCCGCCTTGATCAGCCCGTAGGTCTCGTCGGCCTTGGTGCTGGTGCCGACCGGCGGAAACTGGACCAGTGCCTCAAGGCGGCTTGAGACGACCTCGATCTCCACGCAGCGCGCCACCGGCTCGTCGTGATCGTGCTGGCAAAGGACGATGGGGTTCCGGCGATACTCGGTGAGGTCGATGCCGCCGACCTCGACCACATCGCCGACCCGGTCGACCGTCGGCGTCGAGACGACGACCCGGACCTGGCGCTCGCCAACCGTCTTGGCGACGCCGCCGGCAAAGGCGCGCATCTTCCGATCCGCCATCGAATTGGTCTCCTATTGCTGGCTCGGCGGCGGCGTTTCTTCTGCAAGATCGGTCGTGCCATCGGCCTGCGCCGCCGGATCGCTTCCACCGGGGGCGGTCACGCTCACCGCATTGCCGTCCGCGTCGACATAGGCGGTGTTGAGAGGCCGAGCGAAGACCTGGCCGGCACGCGTCGGGTTGCGTCCTTCCTCGATCCGCCACTCGTTCGGCATCAGCGCGCCGGATTGAAACTGGGTGCGCATGCCTTCCTGCCGGGTCTTGAAGTCGGCCCGGAGTAGGTGGCGGACGTCGAACTCGACATAGACCCCCTTCGGCAGGCGAAATGCGCGCTTGAACTCCGCCTCGAATGCCTCGAGCAGAGGCATCAGGGTCTGGTCGTAATAGGCGCGGGTCAGCGCCTCGACATTGTTGTTCGTCATCCGGTCGAGGACGCCGATCATGTGCAGCGGGACACGATGTCCCCTGGCGATCTCCTCGATCGTCAGCTTCCGCTGCTCGAGGAACTGGGCGTCGACCGACGTCATCCCGAGCTTCTCATAGGTCATCCCCTCCTCGAGGATGACCGTGCCGCCGGCCTTGTCGGGCCCGGCGTTCCGCTGGTTCCAGCTGGCCCTGAGGCGATCGATCACGCCCTGGTCGGTCAGGCGACTGGGATGCTTGAGGACGCCACCGATCTGCGCCCCGTTCCGCATCATCGCGCCGGACATTCTCTGGCCGGCGAGCGCGATGCCGATGTCTTCTCTCAGCTGCGCCAGCGGCGAGAGAGCGATGATCCCGTCGAAGGTCAGCCCGCGCACATGCATGACGTCGTAGTCCGGCACCATGACCGGCACATCGCGGAGGATTGCGCTCTCAAGCGTCGTCCGCCTGGAGATCGCGTAGAACAGCCCCCCGTCCGTCGCCTCGTAGATCGCGACCGACCCCGGATGCACCGGCCAAAGCCCGACGGGCCGGCCGCGACCATCCCGCAGGATCACGGCGATGGCGTTACCCCGAAATCCGAGTGCCGCTCCCATCGCCATCAACAGATTGACCGGGGTCAGCAGCCGATGAGGGGCGTCCAGGATGGCATGGAGAGGATGGTCGACCAGCTCCACCCGCGATCCGTCTTCCTGCTCCCGCCAGATCCGTGGCCTCAGCTTGGCGATGTCCTCGGCGATGACGCGGACGCAGGCATAGACCGCTGACACCCGCATCGCCGAGGCATCGGAAACGGCAATGCCTGCGGCCGTCTCCATCCCGCCAAGCAGGCGGGCGAGACCGCCGGAGGGGTTTCCCGTGTCGCCAAGCGTCCCTTGAGGACATAGCCGGCCGCCGCCGCTAGGCGTCTTAAGAACGACATCGGCGGACCTCAGATCGTCAGGAACCCGGCCGGGCGGGCGGATCGCGTAGACGAAACCCTGCTCTCGGCAGGGCTGTAGGTGGGAGGCGGACAGAGTGTCATGGCCACTGGGCAGCGCATACCGTCGGAGTTGTGTCCAACGATACTTGACATATGTCCATTGACTTTTTACATAGTGGCGGTGATCGCAAGCTTCCGCAGCAAGGCGTTGCGCGACTTCTTCCTCGACGACGATCCGCGCGGTATCCGCCCCGATCTGGTCGAGCGGGTAAGAGGTCGCCTTCAAGCCCTGCACCGGGCCAAGGCCCTGGATGACTTGCGCCTGCCGGGCTGGCGATTGCACGTGTTGCAGGGGAAACCCCGTCGTCACGCGCTCGCCGTCAACGGGCCATGGCGTATTACTTTCGAATGGGTCGGCGGCGACGCGGTTCGTGTCGATCTCGAGCAGTACCACTGAGGAGACGGAACATGCCTCGCGAATACAAGGTCCGGAAAAAGCCCCGGATGCGCCCCGCCCATCCGGGTTCGATCCTGCGTCTCGATGTCCTGCCGGCAGTCGACATCTCGGTCGTTCAGGCAGCGCGCGAGCTGGGCGTTTCGCGACAGCTGCTTCATGGCATTCTTGCCGAGAAGCTGCCGGTCTCCGCCGAAATGGCGGTGCGGCTCGGCAAGTGGTGCGGCAACGGCGCGCATATCTGGATCGCCCTTCAGCGCGACTACGACCTGTGGGAAGCCGAGCAGAAGCTTGCCGACCGAATTGGACGCATACCGACACATCAGGCGGCCTGACACGCTGCTATTGGCAAATATGACCACGCGTTACATCGGCGGATCTCAGATCGTCAGGAACCCGGCCGGCCGCGCCGTCTGATCGTTGTAGATGGAGCCACCGGCTTCAGTTGAGGCCGTCGCCGAGCCGACGGCCATGGCGAGGGCCACCAGCGCATCGATGCGCCCGGCTGCCCGGCGCTTGGAGAACCAGAAGTTCCCGAAGGCATCTCCCTCGGTCGAGGCGAACATGCAGGCCGCGACCAGAAGCGGGCTCCGCTTGAGCCGGATCCGCCGATCGAGGATCAGCGCCTCCAGCGTCAGCTTCGATCCCGGCATCCAGAGCCCGCTGTCGCTGCCCTTCTTCTTGCCACCCTGAGGGTGCTCGACGATCGGCAGCGTCAGACCCATCCGGTCGAGCTCGGGCTCGAAGTGCCGGTTGAAGCCATAGGTGTCGTAGGCTAGCGCATGGATGTCGTAGAGGCCGACATATTCGGCCAACCTTGCCGCGACGAAGTCGAAGCCGATGACCTTGCCCGGCGTCGCGTTCAACCAGCCGTCCCGCTCCCAAAGGTCATAGGGTGTCTGGTCGCGGATCGCCCGCTCGGCCATCGTCTCACGCGGCGTCCAGGCCTCGACCCAGGCATCGAAGGTCGTCCGCCCAAGATCGTCGCATCCGGTCGAGACGACGAAGGCCATGGCCGTCAGGTCCTGGGTCGCCGACAGATCGAGGCCGATATGCACCTCCCGGCCGGCGTGAGCGGCCGGATCGAAATCGGCGAGGCAGGCCTCCAGGGCCGTGCGGCCCATCCAGGCGGTCTCGGCGTCCGTCCACATGCAGAAGTGCAGGCGGAGAATGTTGTTGAGCTTGCCCGGCAGGTCGCGGGCCTGCTTGACCGCCCGCGCCAGCTCCTCGACCGGCATGGTGATGCCGAGGAGCGGGTTGGCCTTGATCCAGCACGACGTATCCTCCAGCGGATCGTCGTCGGGATCGAGGCCGCAGATGAACGAAAACGTCGTGTCGTCGATGACCTCGCCGACATAGGCCGGGTCCTTCTCGGCAACACGACTGCCGGCCGCGACCCGGGCACCGTGGCGGTGCTCGGCCCAGCAGGCGGAGTTTCGGTCGCTGCCGCTGTTGGTGATCATCAGCAGCAGAGGCTGGCGGCGCGACTTGAATCCCCGCTCCAGCATCTCGATCACCCGGCCGTCGCGGTGCTCGTGGATCTCATCGCAGAGCGCGCAGCTCGGCAGCGGGCCTGAATGCCCCTCCTCGGTCGAGATCGGCCGGAAGAACGATCCGGTCTTCAAGTCCGCCAGGTTCCAGATCGGATTGCCCCCGGACGGCGTCAGCCTCCGGGAGAGCGCCGGCGACTGCCGCCACATGGCGACCGCGGCCCGGAAGATGTACATCGCCTGCGACTTCATCGACGCCGCCGCATAGACCTCGGCGCCGGGCTCGCTGTCGGCGACCAGGCAGTACATGCCGATGCCTGCGGCCAGCGGCGTCTTGCCGTTGCCCTTACCCTGCTCGACGTAGGCTCGGCGAAAGCGCCGGAAGCCATCGGCCTTCTTCCATCCGAACAGGCTGCCGACGATGAACGCCTGCGAGGGGTGGAGAGTGAAGACCTGGCCCTCGAAGATGCCGACGGCAAGGCGGAGCACGTCCGGGAAGAACTCGATCGCGCGCATCGCCGCGGTCAGATCCCAGGCCAGCCCCCGCTTCGGCCCCTCGACCAGATCCTGAAGGTGACGCCGGCAGGCATTTCGGACATGCGGCCCTGCGACGATCTCTCCGGCCAGGACAGCCTCGGCCCAAGCGGTGACCGGATCCTCAAGGGGCGAAATACTTGGCGGCCGGGTCCGCCGTCTGACCGGACGCCTCTTCTCCCCTGATCCTGCTGCGCGCACTCGGCGTCATCCCGAACTCGGCCGCATACCGAACCATGTCGGCCATGGCCTTGTTGGCGATGCCGACGAGCGGGTTCTGGATGGCGTTGCCGTTGCTGGTCTTGATCATCAGGCCGCCGGTCAGCCGATCCCGCTCGGCCATCCGGGCGATGGCACTTTCGGCCTGACTCCACCGGCCATAGGCCTGGCAATATGCGGCAAGCGACGCCCGGTCGATGCCGGTCAGGAGGCCGAGACGATTGAGCTCACCGGCGACGCGGTCCCACTCGCCCCTGGCCTCGGCGGTCAGCTCCGGCGGTGGCGCCGGTAGGATCCGCAGAGGCACCGGCTCCTGGGTGTTGATCGCCCGCTTGCCAGGATTCCCGGTGATCAGCTTCAAGTGCGACGGCTTCGGCTTTCGGCCTCGAACGGCCATTTTCTCTGTCCTCGATCGGCCCGTGGACGGGTCGATCATTTGATGATCGTCGGGGCCTGAAGAAAGCAATCGGGCGTAGCGATCATCGGCTTGGCTTTGGTGCGAACTGAAGCGTTCATGCGGTCACCAACA